GGCCTGTGGTTAGAGGAAGAAACAAGCATTGTTCTCGACTACATGGAGGCATCCGAAGCGCCAGTGCGAGAAAAGAAACTGGGCGGCAACCAGAAGGCGGTGATGCAGCAGTTGGAGAGAGCGGTCGAGCAAGTCGGTGAAGCACGATTTGTCGACGGTGCAGAGCGTAAAGTTATCACGGCCGAGACGGCCAAAACATACGCGTACATGGTGCTGCCAAAACCAGACGGAAAGGATAACCGATGGACGAATTATTCGCGGGCTATCACGACGCTGCGCGACCGTGGAGTTGTGGGGTTCTACAACGACTATTTTTGGATCAATCGATGACCTACATTACCTACATTGACCTACAATGTAGGTCTGCACGCAAATGTAGGTATTCACCTACATTACCTACATCACACTATAGTGATGTAGGTATTGTAGGTCTACATGACCCGGTGTTTGCAGAATGAGGCGGGGCAGACAGCGTCCTGATAAGATTACGGCTCCAGAAAAGTACGCGGACCCAATCAGCGACGCGATTTTTCACGCTGTCCAGACGCTGGATCATGTCGTCGTTCAAATGGATCAGAAGTGGGGCGTCGACAGACTGCCCGCTTTGGTCAGTCCAGAGACGGCTGCGAAGTTCGGGTCCGCGAAGGCGAAGCTCGATGCAGCGCTTGAACGCAACGATGATGCGGAGGTGGTGCGGCGGTGTTCGGTGCTGGCGAGAGGGTATGCCGCGATGGACAAGGAAGCGGAACGACTGGGGCGTGAAGTGATGAAGCCGCAGGCATGGGTGTGGCGCGACGAAGACGGCAACCCGCACGCGTTCGTTCGCGAAAGTGCCGAAGCGATTGCGTATGGCAAGGACAACCCCGGCACCGCTGTTTTTACGATGGCCGAAATTTCTCGACTGTCCGCGATTTTTCAAGATGAAACGGACAAGATTGGAACGGCCGTCAAGCAAACGTTCCCAGGCGCAACAATCGTGCGAATTGACAACAAGGTGCCGGAAGATGAACTTCCCTTCTGAAGCTGGATTTTTCGACATCGATCAGTTCCGCGAAATTCTGTTTGAGTCTGCGCGAACCCTGGTCCGTCTTCCGGCGCAGCGTCCCGCAGGGTTCGGCAGCGGCTGGCCTGATTATTTGCACGATTTCTCAACATCGTACGGATGGGAGGCGGCGAGCTACAAACCGGACCCGCCAACCGGCCGCGCAATCGACCAACTCGACCGCGTCCTGGCAATCATCGCCAAGCGTCCCGACGACGGTCGCCTTGCTATGGCGGTTGCGCTATCCGCCCAACGGAACGGACAGCCGCGCGACCGTGGCCCGCAATGGAAACGGACAGCACGACGGTTCAACATTCACGCGGATACCCTGAAAACGCGTTTTGAAGCCGCTACAGAGCGCTTGGCGGTTTTGTGGTACAAAGAAGCCCGCCAGCGCTAACGCGCGCCAGCGGGCTTGTGAAGGCGTTTATGGGTTACGCCGCTATTTTGTGCTCCGTCGCGACCTCCTCCCAAATTTCGTACATTAATTCGTCGCAAAATTCGTCCCAAAGAAATGTCTGAAACTTGCCATCAACGGTTGCGACGGCTTCGAAGTCGTAATGGGTGCGGCGTCGCGTGTGCCATGTCGAGAACAATTTTCTTCGATATTCTCGCGCTTTGGAAATGCGTTCCTTGAGCGGGATTGTTTTGAAATAACCTTCGGGCGCGAAGATAGTTTTGAGACAACGCCACCAACCCCAACCGTATGTCGGGTCACGCCTTGTCGTGTGCGCGAAGGCGTAAATATGGTGGATTGTAACCAAGTCGCCCGCCACTATGTGCGTTTCTTGACCGTCTTTTAGTTTCCACGTTCTCTCGATTGTCACGGCTTGCATTTTAATTCCCTTTCCTTCTTGGCCATGTACGCCCGTGCTTTATTCCAAGCGTTAGGCGGGCTGAATGTTTTGAGATAGCTTGTGTCGCGTTGCGTCGGGTGCGGTGTCGCGACTTCGTAAGTGCGGAACGCTATGCGCTTAATGCGAAACGTTCCGTTTTCGGTTTGGCGGATTAGCATTATGACCGCCCGACACGTCGCATGGGTAAATATCGCGGCGTCTTGTGTTCGACTGTCTCAATTAAAGAGAGCGCATAAATCATTCCACTATCGCCATTGCGCTCAATGTAGAACGGGCGCGGATTGCCTATTCTTTTAACAAGAGATAGCGCGCGCAACGCAGCTCCATGCGCCGTTCGTTTATCACTATAAAAATTAAAATATTCGCGGGCTTTTTTGTATCCGCCCGCCCGTATTGATCTAATGAGTTTGGCGTTTTGTTTGCCGTAATCGCACGCCCATCTTATCGAACCAAAATTAGGATTACTTGATATAAACGGCGCATTTCCGCGAAAACGTCTTTTTATCAGATATCGTGAATTATATCGATTTGCCATCGTTTTCCCTTTCCTAATGGCTTGCCCGATTGCCGTCGGGCCGGTGAACACAAGCGGCGGCACTCTTGCGAATGCCGCCTGTCGTGTTCACCATTTCGGCTTGATTGTGACTTGATGCGGTGCGGATTCGTAAAGAACAATAAATTCGGTCGCGCCGCTAAAAAATTCTGTTAACCAACCGCCGTTCATATCAATGATCGGGCGTTGCGGTGTTCCGGCGACGCGTCTGTGCGTGACGCCAGTTCGTTTGCCGTACCGTGTGACTTCTCGAACGCCGAAGCGCAAAATAATCTTATCGTCGCGAATTTCACAGCTAAACGGCGTCTTGCAAGTGATTCCGCGAGATAAAAGGTTTTTACCTTCTAGCCAGACGCGCGCGTTTCCGCGATTGCGCCCAACTTTGTGTTTAGCGGTATTCGGTAGCATTTTAAGCCCCCAATGCGATGAAGATGAAAAGAATGGTGCCAAGCGCGGTTGCGAAGGCGACCGTCTCGCCCATGATGATGAAAAAATCTTTCATCACGCTGCCTCCGCTACTTTGGACGCTTTGCGCTTCGCCGCACCATGGGCCGGAAAGCCGACGATAGTTTTGCGGTTGCGTTTCTGGCAAAGCTGGCAAGTCGCGCAAGATACGTCCGATCGATACGTGGCCGGGCATGTCACGACGTTGCGGCCGCCAAGCGTGCTGGTGTTGCGCTTGGCATGGTCGGCGGGCAGTACGACGACGACCGGGCCAATATCAAGGTCCGCTAATTCGTCGGCGTGGTCGAGATTGTTTGCCGATAGATTGACCGTAAAGCCGTCGCGGTTCGCGGCTTCGATCACGGCGGCATTCGTCGGGCCGCGTGTCGCGTCATAATGTGTGTAAGTGAAGCCGCGCTTGCCCTTGTTTGCCGCAATCAATTTTGACATTGCGACAATATCAATATGCACGCCGTCGCCGGGCAAATCGCCCGCTTGATTGTGCCGCCAGAATTGACCGTCGGGCAAATCGGCGACTTGCTCGCAAAACGTGTCCCAGTCGCTTCCGGCTTCGCCAGCGTCGACCTTATTCCAAAACAAGGCGAGCGGCCCGAGCGCGGCATAGCAACCGTTATTTTTAAATGGGCAATCGGTCGGGCATGAATTGCGGCTTGTGGTGCTAACCGGCACCGGGCCGACTTTTTTATTGCGTGATTTACGGGTTAAATGAGCGCGCATTTACTCCACTCCCATTTTGTGGAGTGCGTGCAGAATGCGCGAATGCAATTCGCCGTATGCAATAGCAACGGCGAAGCCGTCATAGGACCAGCCGCCTTCCGGCTCGCCTATGTCGCTAATAAAATCTTTGCCCGCGCTGGTGTCGCAATTTTGGCAAATGGCGTGAGCTTTATAATAGTAGATGACGTGTTCAGAACCGTCAGCGTGCAGATGCGCCAGGAACTCCATGTCGTCGGCATCTCCGCCACAATCTTCTAGTTCGTCGGCTATTTCCCGCGCTGCCGCTTCGGCATACTGTTGTAACTGGTAATCGTTCTTTATTGTGTCGGTAGTCATAATCGAAACCCCTTTCGTTTCGGTTGTGATAGCGCCCGTCGACGTTGCCGCGTCGGCGGGTCGCGATTCCCTTGTTAATCGTCACAAAGCACGACAAGCGACCCAAGACCAATGAACGACGCAAGCAACGTCGTTAGGAATAGTGTCGCGCCATGTGCGACGACGACTTCCGGATGATACGCGACTAATAGCGGCATTAAGCAAACGGTTGCCGAGCAAACGATAAGATTGATAAGTGATAAGATCATAACGGTTTTCATGGTGTGTTCTCCTAATTGCATAACCATTATATAACTAATTGTGATATACATTGCAACCGCAATAATACAATGACGGTCGTGCATGTCATTTTATTCCGGCCAATCGCCTGAAAATCGTTTAATGATTAATAAAATGAGGGCGATATGACGACGCAAAGACGCGGTGGCGGTAGGCCGCGCAAGTTTACTCAATCGGTAAAATCAGACATCGTAAAAGGAATGGCGTCGGGCAAAACGCTTCTCACGATGTGTGATAAACACAAGGTAACGCGCGAAGGCGTTTGGCGTGCGCGAATTGCCGACCCACAATTTGACGCGGATTTTGAGGACGCGGCTTGCGAAGGAATAATGGCGTTTCTTGATGACGCGCGGAAGGCAATGGAAACGGCTGAGGGCCGCGACGAAATATTAAAGCATAAAGAATTATTAAGACACGCCGAATGGCTTGCGGAGAAACGCTTGGCAATCTTCCAACCGGCAAGCCGAGCCGAAGTCAAAATCGACGGGCCGATGGTGGTTGGTTGGAATGTAATCGACGCTACCGCAAACGTTTTTTCCGACGACCAAGTTAACGTTCGCGCGCGAACGTCCATTGGTTCTGACCGCGCCGCGCTGCCGCCCGCCGAATAATCCGCAAGAAATGTTGCGAGCATCGGCGATAACTTATTGAAAAGATTGCGTTTCGGTTAGGTTCCTGACCTGATTGCGGCCGATTGTTGCGGCGATCGTGACGACGGTAGGGGGTGGTCGACCAGGGGTACCCCCGGCGCGGCGCGCTCCACCACATCTGGTCCCATGCTGGAGCCGACTGCGACGAGTTTTTGAAAGTTAGCTTGGCGGTAACCGCACTCCCGTCGAGCGGCGGGGCGGTGTTCCTCTCGCCGCCCCGCTACTTAGAGGTAAGATGGCAAAAGCATCACCGCGAACCGTACAGAATATCACAATTCCGTACACTCCGCGTCCGTTACAAATGGAGTTTCACGAAGCCGCGAAGCGTTTCAACGTCGCGGTCTGCCACCGCCGGTTCGGCAAGACCGTCATGGCAATCAATCATCTGCTTCGCGACATCCTTCTCTGCCCCCATCCACGGGCACAGGGGGCGTACATCGCGCCGACCTACACGGCAGCAAAGCGGATTGCGTGGGCGTATTTACGCGAGTATGCGGGCGTCATACCGGGCGTGAAGTTCAACGAGGCGGAACTGCGGTGCGACCTACCGGACGACCGCCGGATATATTTGTTAGGAGGTGATAGCGCGGATGCGCTGCGGGGCTTGTTCCTCGACAGCGTCGTCCTTGACGAATACGCGGATATGAACAGCCGCCTCTATCCGGAGGTTATACGCCCTGCCCTTGCGGACAGACTGGGCAAGTGCCTCTGGATTGGAACGCCTCGCGGCGACAATCAGTTCAAGGAGATATACGACTACGCCTTGGAGCAGCAGGGCGAGGGCAGCGAGGATTGGTTCACGATGCGCTTCAAGGCATCGGAGACCGGCATCCTGCGTGAAGCTGAACTGGAGGCCGCTCGTCAGACGATGGACGAGAGCCAGTATCAGCAAGAGTTTGAATGTAGTTGGTCAGCCGCATTGGTCGGCAGCTACTACGGTGCGGCGTTAGACTTAGCAGAGACCGACAATCGGGTTACGAGCGTTCCGTTCGATCCAAATCTCAAGGTATCGGTCAGCTTCGACTTAGGCGTTGCAGACAGCACAGCAATCTGGTTCAGCCAGGAGTATCAAAGAACGGGCGAAGTCAGGCTGATCGATTACTACGAAGCCAGCGGCGAGGGGCTGCATCACTACGTTAGGGAGTTAAACAACCGCCCTTATCATTATGAGCGGTTTTATTTCCCGCACGACATCATGGTCCGTGAGTTGGGCAGCGGCAGCAGCCGGTATGAAATGTTGCTGGGGTTGGGCGTTCGCCCGACTGTGGTTGCAAAGCTGAAGGTACAGGACGGCATCGAGGCGGTGCGTGGTTTGCTGCCGCGTTGCTGGTTTGACCGCAAGCGTTGCGCGCAGGGTCTGAAGTATCTGCGGGCGTATCATCGGGCATGGGATGCCCGCAAGAATGATTGGCGGGATCGTCCTAACCACGACCACAGCAGCCACGCTGCGGATAGTTTCAGATATCTGGCGGTTGGCCTGCGCGATGCAGATGAGGATGAGAGCATCAAGATGATGTCTCGCACGCAACGTATGGGCGACGGGCGTCCGGTGATTATGACGGACTATGCCGACAGTTTCGCTTGAGCCGGTTACATATGCTGACGCTGCTTACATCTCGCGAAGGCTTCGGGAATGGGACGCGAAAGAAATCCTGCCGCTGGTACGCGGTGCCACGAAGTATGAGGACTTGGCGCTTCTGGCGTCGGCAAGTCACTACGGCCGTGCAGCGTTGTATGACGATGAGCCGGTAGCTGTCTTCGGTGCAACGGAGACAGTGCCAGCAGTATGGCAAGTTTTCATGTTCGCGACGGACAAATGGCCGAAGGTGGCTTTGTCGGTCACGCGACATATCAGGAGAGTGATGATTCCGATCTTGTACGACACTGGTGCGAACCGCGCCGAGTGTCGGTCACATGCAGATTACAAGTGGGCGCATCGTTGGTTGCAGACCTTGGGCGCTCGTCAGGAAGCAGAGTTCAAAGAGTATGGGCCGCAGCGTGAGACGTATCTTCTCTTCGCTTGGCGCAGATCGTTTTACGAGGATTGACCATGTGTGTTTTTAGCAGTCCACCAAGTCCACCGCCGCCGCCACCGCCCCCGCCACCACCGCCTCCCCCTCCCACGCGGGATGATCCGGAAGTGAATGCGGCAGCGGACGCAGCGCGCCGTCGGCGTCGGTTAGCGCGCGGCCGTGCATCGACATTGCTGACCGGCGGTCAGGGTGTGACGGAAGAGGCAAACGTCGGACAGAAATCACTGCTGGGTCAGTAATGGTCAGCAAAGCAAAGATGGCGTGCAACAAGCCAAGGCGCACGCCGGGTGCCAGCAAGAAGTTTGTTGTGAAAGCCTGCCAAGGCGGCACCGAAAAACTGATTCGTTATGGCGATCCGAATATGAAGATTCGGAAGAGCAACCCGAAGGCACGCAAGAGCTTCCGGGCGCGGCATAAGTGCGACACTGCTGCGACGAAGAAGAACAAGTTGTCTGCACGTTACTGGTCTTGTCGGAATTGGTGATATGGCAAAACGCCCCGGTCTTTACGCAAACATTCACGCAAAGCGCAAACGGATTAAAGCAGGGTCCGGTGAGCGTATGAGGAAGCCTGGAAGCAAGGGCGCTCCTACTGCGAAAGCGTTTAAACAGTCAGCTAAGACAGCAAAGAAGCGGAGATAGAGATGCCAAAGGGCAAGGGTACTTACGGCAGCAAGGTTGGCCGTCCACCAAAAAAAATGAACAAGAAGCTCAAAAAGAAAAAGAAGTAGATGTGTACGCCCGAAGCATATCAACAAGTAACGAGCGGCATGATGCGCCCGCAGAGTGCGGGTAAGAAGCCGCCGCAATCATCCTTGGGTGCGCGACTGGATCAGGCGCAACGTTCCGCAATGTCTACTTCGGGCGGCGGAACGTACCAAGGCCGCACCATCATGCAGGGTGTTCCTCGCAACACAGATGTCGCTGCGATACGGCAGACGACGATGCTGGGGGTTTAATGAACTTTCAAGATACGGACGCGATCTTCAAACGCTATGAGCGGATGAAGAACAATCGCGGCACATGGGAATCGCATTGGGAAGAGATAGCGGAACGAGTGTTGCCCCGGTCAGCCGAATTCACTGGCGACCGCACGGCTGGCGACAAAAGAACCCAGAAAGTATTCGATGCCACAAGCGCGCTTGCATTGGAGCGTTTTGCCGCTGCCGTCGAAAGTTTGCTGACGCCGCGCGGCGCAAAGTGGCACACGCTCAGAGCGAGCGACATGGACCTGAACCAGATCCCCGAGGTGGCTGGTTACTTTGATGCTGTAGAGAATATTCTTTTCCATTACCGCTACGCCCCGCGTAGTAACTTCTCATCGCAGATGCATGAGAGCTACATGTCGCTGGGCGCGTTCGGCACGGGCGGCGTTTACATAGATGAGATGGCGACGGAAGGTTTTCGCTATCGGTCTGTGCATCTTGCCGACATGTATATTGCGGAGAACGAACACGGCATCATCGATACTGTTTATCGACGCATGAACTGCACTGCGCGTCAGGCGGTAATGATGTTCCCTGACGGCAACTTTTCAAAAGAGTTGACGGACAAGGCAGACGACAATCCTGATGAGCGTGTGGAGTTGATCCACGTTGTCGCGCCTCGCAGCGACCGTGATACATCCAAGCGCACCCGCGAGAACATGGAGTTCGGCAGCGGGTACTATGAGGTAAGGACAAAGTCGCTGATCCAAGAGGGCGGGTTTACCAACTTCCCCTATGTTATCAGCCGCTACGTTACGACATCGCGTGAGGTATACGGCCGCTCGCCAGCCATGCTGGTCTTGCCAGACATCAAGATGTTGAACCAGATGTCGCGCGTTACGATTCGCGCGGGCGAAAAGGTTGTCGATCCGCCCCTGTTGATTGCGGACGACGGCGTCATCCTGCCGGTCAATACGCGTGCAGGCGGTGCGACGTTTGCACGATTGGACGGACGGCAGCAGCCGCCGATCCAGCCGTTAAACACGGGCGGCCGTCCTGACATTGGCGAGGAAATGATGGAGCGGCGGCGTCGCACGATCAACGACGCGTTCCTTGTCACGCTGTTCCAAATACTTGTTGACAGTCCACAAATGACAGCGACCGAAGTGTTGCAACGCGCTCAAGAGAAGGGTGCCTTGTTAGCGCCCACCGTTGGTCGCCAACAGTCAGAGATGCTTGGACCG